AACAAATTACTACTTTGAAAAATAGTTTATATAGTGGTCATTTATTTTTAATGATTGAAGAAGTTTTTAAATTATCTGGATATAAAATTTAAAGGAGAAAAAATGAAAGTTAACGAACAAAATAATATTTATTTTGAAGATGGAGAACCATGTCCTCATCCTGGTTGTAAAAATCATATTACACATCCATGTGAAGTATGTGGACGAATTGCGGCACAAGGAAAAAGTAAAGAATTTAGTACTAATTGGGTATGGGCTGGTAATAAACCAATATTAGAGCAATTAAACGTAGTTTAAAGGAGTATAATTGTACACAATAAAATTTTTTGATTCTTACTTATCAAAATGTAAGAAATGTAATAAATTATTTAATATCATATCTTTATCTAATGATAAATGTTACGATTGTAATTGTGAAAAATGAATAATTAAATAATTGAGAAAGGAGGTAAATATGGATCAAAATTGTAAAACCGGAACAGAAGGAAGTTTATATTACCCTAGTAATAATGATAGCAATACTCATAATGATTCTTGGCAAAAACTAGCTTGGTTAAAAGACATAGAAATTACAGAAGCATTACAAGATCAAATTAATCAACTTGCAAATTTCATTATTGTTGAATTTCCTGATGAAATAGGTAAACATAATTCTGAAGGTGCAGTTGAATGCGCTATTAGATTATTAAAGAAATATAAGGAGTCTAAATGAAGAAGAAAGTTATTTCATATAAAAATTTACCACAAAGTTTAAATTTTTATGGGATAGTTACATTGTGGTTATTACTTGACAAATTCAATATTCCACAATGGGGATGGGGAATTTATTGGACTATTGTAGTACTAGGAACTATTGGTGTTTTTATAAATATTTATAATGAAGAAAAAATTGATATTTTCAATAAGGAGTATGAATGACTAATTTTAAAGAGTTAAATTCATTAATTCTTGATAGTGAAACTAGAGAATATCTAGAACGCTATGTTGAATATTGCAATAAATTACAAGAACAAAATGAACAATTACAAGTTCAATTAGCCGGTTGTGGTGTGGCTGCATTGGGTGGATTAAAAGATCCTGCTAAACCAGGAGATTATGGTTATAGTCAATCATATCAAGATGTAGTTAGTTTGCGGTTAAAATATGAAAACTTACTTAAGGAGTTATAAATGAGAACAGATAAATATAATCCATATGTATCACAAGCACCAACAGATGGAAATCCTTCCTCAAGATCTTTTAAACGGCGACAGTGGAAGAATAGTTGGAGCAAGGATTTTTATGCTCAAGAGAATAAAATGAATATGAATCGTGAATTGCGAAGGTATTTTTGGGGTAAAAGTTGGTTTAAATTTAAAAATGGAGTAGATGTGGTTGAGGTTGTGGAGGGTTAATATTATAACATGACAAAAAATTGGTATCGATGGAATGTTACAAAGAGGATTAGATCGCCTGGGTAATTTTGTTTTGTTTTGTTTTGAGTAAATTTAATCAAATATAGATTTAATATATAATCAAATAAAACAAATTAGGATAAGGAGAAACAAATATATAATGGCAGATAATAAGAAAAGTAATAAAGGTTTAGATATTCCACAAACCAAAGGGACTTTTCAATTACAAGGAATCACAACTGGTACTTTAAAAGACAGTTTCTATAAAGAAACTCTGACTAAAACACAAAAACCTTGGAGAATGATCAATTTCGGAATCCAAACTGATAAGGAAACTTCAATTTATATTAATTTAAATGGCGGAGAAAAAGATGAAGTTTATTTCTCTAAAACTACAACTGTAGATAATAAAAAAAGTACAGAAATTGAAAAGGTTGCATGGCGTGATCGATTTAAGTTTAATAAAGAAGGTTATAAACTTATTGGTGTTAATGTTGGAGTAAAAAAGAAACTTGATGATAAAACTCAAAAAACCGTCAATGATAAAAAAGTATTATCTGAGTATGATGCTTGTAAAGAAATTGGTGATAATTTAAAAGACGATCAAAGTTTATTTGTTAAAGGACATGTAGAATATTCTCATTTTGACAGCAATGGGAATACTAAACGGTCTGTAAAATTTATTCCTTCACAAGTATCACTTTGTAAAGATGTTGATTTTGAAGCTGAAAAATTTGAGCCTACGGCATTTTTTACTCAGACATTTATTTTTAACGGAATTGAACAAGATCCAGAAGATAAAACCCGTTTTAAAGTATCTGGAAAAATTGTAGGATATAACTCAATTGAAGATGCTGAATTTATTATTATTAGTAAAGATTTAGCATTGCAATTTAAAAAAGGATTAAAACCTTATTGGTCTATTACTGTTAATGGCACAATTCATATGTCAAAAAATGTTGAAGAAGTTACAACTACTGACTGTTGGGGCGAAAAGAATAAGATGGATAAAGTAAATGCTCCAATGATTCGTGAACTTATTATTACTGGTGCAGATCCAAATTCTATTGATAAAGAAACATATTCTGAAGCAATTATTGATGCGGCAGTAGCAAAGATTTCTGCTAATAAGAAAGCTGAAACAGATTTTGGTGGAAATGTTTCTGATAATTGGGGTAGTACAGGAAGTGTATCTACGGGAACAGGAACATCAGATAATGATGATGCATGGGATTAAATTGAGAGGTTTAATTATCTCTCTTTTTGTAATCAGTAGTTAATATCAATTAATTTAATCAATTAAAATATGGAGGATATTTATATATGGCAACAGGTAGAGGTGGAAGTTCTATTCAGACTAGACTTTCTATATTAATTTTTGGTGAACAAGGATGTTGGAAATCTTCACTTGCACTTGAATTTATGAAGTTTACAAGAGAAGATGGAAAGCCTTTTCGTGTATTATATATTGATCCAGAACAAGGCAGTATTGATAGTTATTTAGATAAATATGAAGAATCAGGATATGATCTTCGAAATATCTATATTGTATATTCTCAAAGTATTTCAGAAGTTAAAGATTATATCAGAAAAGCACGAGATAATGAAGATTATTATGAATTTGATGATTTAGGTAATGAAACAACTAATATTTATCTTGATGCAGAAGGATTACCATTTAGACCTGATGCAATTGTAGTTGATGGTGTAACACTTCTTTATGTTGCAAAACAACAAAGTATGCTAAATTTTAGTAAGAAACGTGCGATTGTTCGCGCAAAAAAGAATGAACTTGTTGGTATGGAAAAAGATGTCGCAATTGATTCTGCGGGTATCGAAATACGTGACTATCAAGTTTTAAAATTTGAAGGACAAGATTTAATTCTTGATTTACTTGCCTGTGGTAAACATTTTGCAGTAACATGTCGTGAAACTGATGAAAAAGAATCTTATAAAGATAAAAATGGTGAAATAAAAAGTATGGCTACTGGTAGAAAAATTCCTGAAGGATTTAAAGATATTCGTTATAATGTCAAAACAGTTATTCATACATTTAAAGATTCTGATGGGGTTATGAAAGCTATTGTTGAAAATAAAGATAGAACGCTTGTTCATAAACAAGATGAAATTCTTATTGAACCTACATTGACAGATTGGCAAATAGTAATTGATAAAAATAAAAATAAAAAAGCATATACTATTACAAATAATTTAAATAAATCTGTAGATATTGAAACAAAAGCAATTGAAAGAAACAATGCTAAATTTGATGATGAATTTAATAATAGCATGGAACAAAAATCATCAAATAATGAAGAATTAAAAACTACTGAGGATTATATTAAAAAAATTGGAGAAGTAATTCCAAAGTTAAATTCTACGCAAAAGGCAGAAAAACAAAATAAAATTGCAAATGCAGGATTACCAAAGGCTTATCAAAAATTAACCAATATAGATGAATTAAAGAAATATTTATCTATTGTTTCTGAATAAAAGTATTTACATAGGGAGGAAAATTAACTCCTCCCTATTCATTTTTATTAAAATAATGAAAGAGAATTAATTGAGTAAAATTTATAAATATAATGATTTTATTAATGATGTTAAACTAACTTTTCCTAACAATTATGATGAATACATTTTTGAAGGTTTTATAAATAAAACTAGTAATTTTTTAATAAAACATAATTGTAAATATAATCATGAATGGATTACAAAACCTTATATATTTTTAAATTCAAAAGGATGCAGTAAATGTAGACAGGAACAGATTTCAAAAGATCAAACTAAATCTCATGAAAAATTTTGTCAAGAGATTAAAGATAAATACAATGATGAATATACTGTAATTGGTGGATATATCAATGCAATAACACCAATTAATATAAAACACAACATTTGTAATACAGAATGGAATAGCATACCTAATAATTTATTGAGAGGTAAAGAATGTCCTAAATGTGAAAAAATTAAAGGTGGTAAAAAACATAGAAAAACAACTGAACAATTTAAGCAACAAGTATTTGATTTGGTTAAAAATGAATATGAAGTAATTGGGAATCATATTTATTCACGAGAGAAAATATTAATAAAACATAACAAATGTAATAATGAATATTTTGTTTATCCATATTCATTTTTAGCAGGAGAACGATGTCCAAAATGCTATGGAAAATTTACTAAAACTCAAGAAGAATTTGAAAAAGAAATTTATCATATTTATAAAGACGAATACATTGTTCAAGATACTTATGTTAATACCAAAACTCCTATAAAATTTTTACATACAATTTGTAATAAAGAAAGTTATTTAATTCCAGAAAAATTACTTACTTACAAACAATCATGTCAACATTGTTATACAAAATCTGTTGGTGAAAAATTAATTATCAAATATCTAAATGAAAATAATATTTTATATAAAAAGGAATTCAAATTTGAAGATTTGAAAGGAGTTGGAAATGGATTTTTAAGATTTGATTTTGCAATTTTTGATTCAGATAATAAACTACAATTTCTTTTAGAATATGATGGATTATACCATTATAAACCTAAAAAAAATATAGAATCGTTAATAAAACAACAAGAACATGATAAAAGAAAAAATGAATATTGTGTTAAAAATCATATTAAATTAATTAGGATTCCTTATTGGGAATTTAAAAATATAAAAATAATTTTAGATAATTTATTTGTTTAAATTAGCCATAAAGTAGGTGATAAAGTGTCAATAAATATTAAAAAAAAATGTTCTATATGTACAGAATATGTTTTGTTAGAAAAAGATGATGTTATCTATGATAAATCATATATGCATTTTAATTGTTATGTTCAAGATAAATTTAATAAAAAAAGAAACAAATTATCTATAGAACAGATTAAAGAGAACTCAAGAATAATACAAAAAGAAAATGAACATCATGTGCAACAAAGAATTTTAAGTGAAAAGTTTTATATTTGGTTACAAAAATCATATGGTATTGTTGTTATTCCTCAATATTTTTTTACGAAAATTAGTAGTGTTGTTTCTGGAGAATATAAAGGATTATCTGTAGGAATTCCACTTGAAAATATATTTGATATGTGGCAAAGAAAAAAACAAGAATTAGATAAGATTGCATTAAATAACATTAGAAAAGGTAATAATATTGATAGCGTTGGAAGATTGAGTTATGATTTAGCGGTGTTGATAGGAAAATATGATAGTTATTTGAAGTGGAAAAATCAGCAAATTGCAATGGCAGATAATGTTGTAAAAGAAGGTAAAGAACAAAAAATTGATTTTAGTAAAATTAATAAAACAATAGAATTACAAAAACAAGCAGATTTAAATAATATAAGTGATCTATTAGATGAAGTATTTTAATGGATGGTGAATAATTAAAAATGGATGAAGTAGTAAATGTGGAACCAAAAAATATTCAAAATGAAATATTGCTTGTTGGTAGTTTTTATAAAAACCCTGACTTCTATGTTACACATGGAAATTATATTCGTAGCAAATTTGACTTTGATGATGAAGTTACTAGATTTTTATATGATTGTTTTGAATTAATGTATAAAACTTTTTCTCAAACTATTGATGAAAACAAAGTTAATACGTTTATGAGTCAAGATAATGATAGATTAAATACTTATAAAAAATGCGGTGGTTACAAGTTAATTAAACAATGGATTGAACTTGCTGATATTGATGATTTTAAAAATTACTTTAATATAGTTAAAAAATATAGTTTGGTTAGAGAATATCAAAGAAATGGTTATCCAGTACAAAAGATTTTGTCTCATAAAAAATTTAATGAATGGCAAGCAAATGATATTTATAAGATGATTAGAGCAAAAGCTGATAAAATAAATACTGTGATTTGCTTAAATAATGAAAGTGTTGTCTTGAACGAAAAAATACAAGATACAACAAAAAAATATCTAATCCGTCCTCAATTTGGAATTGAAATACCTTGGGAATTGATAAATCAATCTTTTAGAGGTCTTAGACTTGGAAAAGTTATATTTGATGGACTTTTGAGTAATGAAGGAAAAACTAGAAAATTAATGAAATTAATTGCTTTTATTACATTAATTAAAAATGAAAAATTTTGCCTACTTTCTAATGAAATGGATCAAGAGGATCTTACAAGTGCTTTAATAACAACTACTATTAATAATAAAGAATTTAAATCTTTACATGGAATTGATATTGTTAAACCAGAGAAAGAAATTGTACTTGGACAATATAGAGATAATAATGGTAATTTTATTGTAAGAACAGTTGATGAATGGGGAGATTTTGTTGAGGGTGAAGATGAATTTATAGATAGAGTTTATAAAAATTCAGAAGAATATAGAAAAGTATTAGAAATTGGTAAATGGATTGAATCAAAACAAGATAAACAAATATTTTTCAAGGATGTTGGAATGGACTATTCAGATCAGTCTTTGCTTTTTGAAATAAATAAACATCATATTGTTCATGGAGTAAAGTATTTTGGATATGACACCGTTAAAGGCTGGAATAGTGATGAGTGGATGGGAATTAAACAAACGGCAACTAAATTAAAAGAGTTGTCTAAAGAAATTAAAGTTGGTTTGTACGCAGTATTTCAGATGACTGATGATTCAGTATTTACTGATATTTTTGAATTAAGTAGTAACAATATTGCTAATGCAAAACAGATGAAACATGTGGTTGATCATATGTTAATTGGAAAAAGAATTGCGAAAGATGATTATTATAAATATATGTATGTTCCAAATGAATGTTGGGGAAATCCAACTCCACAACTGTTAGATTCTTCCAAAAATTATTTGGCGACAAAAATTGAAAAAAATCGTGGAGGAAGTAAGGATAAAATTTCTTTATTAGAAATAGATCTTAATCTAAATACGTGGTATGAAGTTGGTTATCTAGTAAAAAAATAGAGGTATTAAGCCGAACAATATGAAATAAATAACTAAATAGAAAAGTGGTGATATTTTATAGACGTTAAATATTTAAAAGAATATATTTATGAAAACAACAAAACCGAACAAATCCTTGAACATCTTCATTGTGGTAATATAAAATATCATTCACATGGTAATCCAGATCCGTATTGGACTGCATCTAACCCTGATGGTAATAACCAAACAGCCATAAACGTTTATAATAAACCATCATTACAATGTATTAACTATACACGAGATATAAATGGTAAAAATAATTCGGCAGATCTTATATCTCTTGTGTGTTTTATAAAAGACTTATCATTTTCAAATGGTTTAAAATATATCTGTGATGTTCTCGGAATTGATTATTACAAAAATCCAGATGAGGATTTGCCGGAGTCATTACGTATTACAAAACTTATTTATGAAATGCAATCAAATTATGACATAGAAGAAGATAAACCATTAAAACCTATTTCTGAAAAAATATTAACTTACTATAAATCATATGTCACAGACATGTTTGCTAATGATGGCATTGATTATATGACTCAAGAAGAATTTGAGATTGGTTATGATCCTGAAACTAATAGAATTACAATACCAATTCGTGATGAAATAGGTTCATTAATTGGTATTCACGGAAGATTATTTAAAAAAGTAATTGAGAATGATGATAAAAAATATTTATATATTGAATCTTGTGCAAAAGGTAAAATTCTTTATGGGTTATATAAAACTCATCAATATATTAAAAAATCAAATAAATGTTATGTTGTTGAATCACCTAAAGGAACAATGCAACTTTGGTCAATGGGTATATATAATTCAACTTCTACTTTTGGTACAAAGATTACTTCTCAACAAATTGAAAAATTAACTCGTTTGGGCGTAGATCTAATATTTTGTTATGATAAAGATGTAACTAAATTAGAAATTGAAAAAATTGCAGATCGATTTATTGATGGAGTAAATATTTGGTATATTTTTGATGATAAAGGAATATTAAATGATAAGGAAAGCCCATCAGACGATTCTATGAAATGGCAAAGATTATGTAAGGAATGTTTATATAAAATTAAATAAAAATAATAAATAAGAAATGGAATGTGATATTAAATTGAATTATAAATTAATTAGTAATAGTCTTAATGATATATCCAGAGTCAAAGAAACGGTATTGTTAAATCGTGGAATTGAAAACTATAAAGAATATTTGAATTTAACTGATGATTGTTTATATCACTATAGTTTACTTGACAATATGGATAAGGCAGTTCAATGTTTATTGAAGCATATCGAAAATAAAAGCAACATCCATATTATTCCAGATGTTGATGTGGACGGAAATACTTCAGCAGCAATACTTTATATGTATTTAAAAAAATTAGATCCTAATATTAATCTTTCATATTCGATTCATACTGGGAAACAACACGGCTTATCTGATGATATTAAAATACCAGAAGGAATTAATTTAGTTATTATTCCCGATGCTGCGACAAATGATATTGAGCAATGTAAATTACTTAAAGAAAAGGGTATTGATATTATAATTTTAGACCATCATCAGCAAGAAAAAGAAAATAGTTATGCTATTGTAATAAATAATCAAATTTGTAATTATCCTAATCGTAATCTTGCTGGTTGTGGTATAGTCTATAAGTTTTTACAAGCGATAGATGATGAAACTTGGAATAGTTATTCTGATCACTATTTAGATTTAGTTGCCCTTGGACTGATCGGAGATAGCATGGATATTCGTTCATTTGAAACCAAACGATTAATTGATAAAGGCTTATTAAAAATTAGAAATAAATTTTTTAAGGCATTAATTAATAAACAAGATTATTCAATTCATGGAATTGTTAATATTATTAATATTCAATTTTATATTACTCCTTTAATTAATGGTTTAATTCGTGCCGGAGATTACGATGAAAAAGATCTTATGTTTCATGCTTTTATTGAAACTGATGAAATGTTTAAATATAAGCCTCGTAGAAAATCAAAAGACGATCCTGAACCAGAAGAAGTCGATGAAAATATTTATGACAGGGTTGCAAGATT